AGAAAGAACTGACGGCTATTGAGCATCTTAAACTATGGAAAGCCTATCAGGATCATTATTGCAATCACAAACCAAGTATCACTGTCAACTATACTGACAATGAGTTTATTGGAGTAGGTCAATGGGTATGGGATAACTTTGATTCAATCTCAGGCATCTCTTTCCTGCCCAAGTCAGACCATGTTTACGCTCAAGCTCCTTTTGAAGAGATTGATGCAAGAACATACAACATACATCCCAAGCCAGATGTTGACTTTAATAAACTATCAGATTATGAGAAAGAAGATACAACTAAGTCTTCACACACAATGGCGTGTACTGCCAATGGTTGTGAGCTAGTCTAAGGAGAACAAGATGATTGAAACTATTATCACAAAGATCAAGATTGGGGCTACTCTTTCTAACGCAGAGTTAGCCCTTGTCTTTACGGAAGTATTTAAAAAGACTGAAAAACTTCAGGAAGAAATCAATAAGCTAAAGGACAAAGTAAATGACATCGAAAGAATTTCCAAGAATCGACCCAGAGTTGATAGAGAAACTTGATAAAATTTATAAGCCTCTTGATTATGATCCTGATTTATCTGTCGAAGAATTTGTCAGAGCTTCTGCTTATAGAGCTGGACAAATATCTGTAGTAGAAAAGCTTAAACTTATTTTTAAACAACAACAGAAAGAGAGGTAAATCATGGGTGGAGCACCAAGTATTAGTGGCGGCATGACACAAGCTGAATACTCTGCATTATTGGATAAACAGAGAGCTGACTCAGAAGCTAGTGAAGCTAGAATGAGAGAGTTTTACGAAGGTCAAATGCTAAAACAAGAAGAAACAGCTAGGAAATTAGCTGAAGAAATGCGTAGTAAAGAACAAGCTGAAGTAGAAAAAGCAAAACAAGCTGAAAGAAGCTTAATGCAAGAAGCAGAGTTTCAGCAAAACCAACAACAAGGTACTACTGAAGGACAGGAAGAAGAAGAAGAAGGTAATATTACTGACTTCTATGGTTCTTTATATGAAGGTACTGAACAACGACCAGAATAAGGAGTAACTTATGGAACAGACAATTGCTGATAGGTTTAGAGTTTTACATAGCGCTCGACAGGCTAAACTAAACCGCGCAAGAATCTGCGCCAGTCTTACAGTTCCATCTGTTTTACCTCCCGAGGGTTGGAACGAAGAGCAGACTTTGCCACAGCCTTATTCGTCTGTTGCAGCTAAGGGTGTTACCGCAATGGGAAGCCGCATATTAAGTGCATTGCTTCCCTTAAACGATACCCCGTTTTTTAAGTTCTCTCTTAGATCTGGTGTAGAAGGTACACCTGAAATAGAAAGCTTTTTAGAAACGCTTTCTTATCAGGTGTTTAATAAATTAAACGCAACTAACTTAAGAGAAACCATTTACCAAGCTCTTCAACATGCTATCGTTGTTGGAGATGTTTTATTTATAATGGAAGATTCTTTTTCTTTTAGAACACAAAGACTAGATCAGTTTATTGTTCAAAGAAATGTAGAAGGAAATGTTGTAGAAATAATTAATCTAGAATACCATTTGATTGATATTGATTCAAAAGAAAATCTTTATGGTAATCAGTACGGTATTGAAAGAAAAGCTGGATATCAAACTGTTTATTGTAGATATACAAAGAACGAGGAAGACGATCTCTGGTATATTAGAAAAGAAAACAGCGAAGGTGAACTAATAGAAGAAGGCGAATACGCTGTTCTTCCAATGTGTGTACTTCGTTGGTATGGTATCACTGGTGAAAACTATGGTAGATCCCACTGCGAAGACATACTAGGTGATTTACAAACTCTTGAATCATATACAAAAGCTTTGATTGAAGGTCTAGCTGCTGCGTCTACATTCTGGTTAGGAATAGACCCAACAGGAATTACCGAGATAGATGACATTGCTGATGCGCCCAACGGATCATTCGTTGCTGCGAGAAGCGGTGACTTTGCTGTACTATCTCCGTCCCAAACAATGAATGCACAGATTAGTGCTTGCCAAGCTGCGGTTGAAACAATGCGTAGGGAAATTTCCCAGTCATTCCTTATGACATCTTCAGCCATTCCTAGCGGAGATCGTGTAACAGCCACGGCTATTAGAATGATAGGTTCAGAGTTAGAGACAGTATTAGGTGGCGCTTTCTCCAGTATTGCTAGAGAACTAATAGAGCCACTAGTTAGAAGAACAGTATTCTTAATGTTAGAAAACAAAGAAATTGATAAGAGGCTTTATAATCAATTCTTTGATAAGAATGGAATGCTTTCTGTAGAAGTTGTTACAGGTTTACAAGCTCTATCAAGAGATACCGATTTACAAAGACTTATGCAAATGGGCGAGATGGTTCGTAATCTTCCCGAGCAAGCATATGGTGCTTTTAGATGGGACGAATATGCAAGAGCTTTAATTTCTTCTCTTGGCTTTGATCCCCGTAACTGGGTAAAGACTGAAGAAGAAACCATGCAACAGCAGATGCAGATGCAACAAATGCAAATGCAGCAACAAACTGCAATGGGAGCTTTACAAGGAGCTTCTAATGTAGCTCAACAAGCTGCTATTGAAGATGTTAAACAAACTGGTGGACAAAATATTCAAGCCTTAATGCAACAGGCTGGTATTGATCCCGCACAACTACTAGGAGGTGGCGCAAGTGAAGCGATTGGATAAGTCTAAGATGGCGTGTAATCGACCACAGAAATCACCCAAGGCTGGTAAGAAGCGGGTAGTCAAAGCTTGTGCCAACGGCAAAGAAAAGATTATCCACTATGGCGCGACTGGATATGGTCATAACTACTCACCCGCAGCTAGGAAGTCTTTCCGAGCACGGCATGGTTGTGACTCCGCAACTAACAAGCTATCAGCTAAATACTGGGCTTGTAAGGATCTTTGGGCTGGTCCCAAGGGTTCAAAGGCTTCATGCCCTAAGAATAGAAAGTGTAAAAAGTAATGGCTAAGAAAGACGCTTGCTACAACAAGGTAAAGGCTTCTTATAAAAAGTGGCCTTCAGCTTATGCTTCTGGTTCCCTAGTTAAGTGTCGCAAAGTAGGCGCTGCTAACTGGGGTAAAAAGAAGAAAGGAAAAAAGTAATGGCTAAAAAGAAAAAGAAAGCTGACTTTTCCCTTGAAAAAGAAAAGGGTCTTCATGGCTGGTTTTCCCGCAACAATGGCAAGGGCTGGGTAAACTGCAAGACAGGCGGTCCTTGTGGCCGTAAGAAGGCTGGTAAAGGTTCTTATCCCGCTTGCCGTCCTACTAAGGCCATGTGTACATCCAAGGGTGTACGCGCCAAGAAGTCAGGAAAGAGAGTATCTTGGGAATGAAATCAAAATTTAAATGCAACTGCGGAACTACTACCAGATTGACTGGTAAGGACGCACAGCCAAAGGCATGCCCTAAGGCTACAACAAAAATTACTAAGAAAGGTAAGTAACAACTATGATCGACAACGGACAAGAGACTCCAGAGTTTGAATATCAGAATACTCCAGAGGTTAATCCTGTGGACTCTGCTGTTCAACAGACAGAACAATCTCTTGTTGCATCACCTGAACAAGTTAATGCAGCAAAAGAACGAAAAGCATTTGAAACTTATGTCCAAACAAACGGTGTTCAAGTACCGGAAAACTTTAAAGATATAGGTAGCTGGTTTGACAGTTTAAAGAATGCTCAAAAAGCTTATACTCAATCTCGGCAAGAAATTGCAGAGCTTAAAAAGAAGTATAACGACTCTACTGAAAATCCCGTATATAAACAACCAACCGAAAATAAACCTGTTTCAGAGAAACCTAAAGCAGATCTTAAAGAGGAACTTCGTATTCCAGACAAGGCTGAGACTCCTGTAGATCAAAAGCCAACTGAAGTTGCTCCTGTTACTAAGGAAGATTGGGATAGATGGTCGGTTGAGTTCTCTGTAAAGGGAGATCTTAGTGAGCAAATGATGGAAGAAATTCGTCAAAAAACAAAACTTCCCGACTTTGCTATTCAGGAATACATGCAAGGTCAGAAAGCTAAGCTTCAATTAGCTTTCGGAAAAGCTGCTGATTTGATCGGTGGTCGTGATAGACTTGCCGAACTATTTGGCTGGGCTAGCCAGACAATGAACCCTAATGAAATTAAGAGCCTTAATGCGGCTCTTGCTACCCCATCGTGGGATGTAGCTCTTATGGGTTTAGCTTCTAAGTATGAAAGAGCAACTGGTGATACAGCCAAGAAAAAGGAACCCGCTAAAGGTAAACAGGTTCCTGTAAGTGCAACCCAACAGGGTCTTGTTGCTTATAAAACAAAGAGAGAGTTTTATGCTGATCGTAATAACCCACGCTTTACAGTAGATCCTAAGTTTAGGTCTGCCGTGGAATCACGAATGGCTAGAACGGATTTCCGAAGTTTACCATTTTGACATTGTTTGACAGTGTAATAAAGTTCCCCTATTGGTTGAACCTAGTTACACTGTTAAACACCAACTAACAGACTCCTTGTGAAAAATCTATAGGTTGGTTAGTCTAACTGTACAGTTTTAACGTAATCGCAATATTTTTTAGGAGTAATAAACATGGCTTATACAGCTGGTGATGGTGACTTAACAGCAGGCATGATCGGTATGCGTACCGATGTAGCCGCTGGTGTAGCAGGTGGCGTAGCAGGAGCTAACAAGCTTTGGCTACCAATTTGGTCAGGCGAAGTAATTAACGCTTATGACCAGTATAATGTTTTTGAAAATCTAGTTGATGCCCGTAACATCTCTGGTGGTCTTGTTGCTGAGTTCCCAATTACAGGAACCGTGAATCTCAAGGCTGCTTGGAATGCTGGCGAAGAACTAGTTGGTGGTGACTCAGGTTCAACCACCATTGCAATCAAGCTCGACAAGCGACCAATGGCCGCTCACTTTGAGCTTGATAATGTTGACCTAATGGTTACCCAGTGGGAATACCGTTCAGAGTTGGCTCGTCAGGCTGGTCTAACTCTTGCTAATGCCCGTGACAAGCAGATTGCTGCTTATGTTGCAAGAGCTGGTGCTGAAGATCTCGTTTGGTCAGGCAACACAACTACTGGTGCTGTTGACGCTTCTCTAGATCCACGCGGTGTGTCTAGTGGTCCAATGTTCTTGAACGCTGCTTTTGCAAACCTTGGTCTATCAACTGCTTCTGCAACCGATAGAACCAACGCTGCACTTGCTGCTCTAAAGGCAATTGAAGATTTCTTTGTATACTTACAAGAAATCAATGCCCCAACCGATGGCGTTACTTTAGTTGTTACCCCACGCGCATTCCAAGACATTCGTGCTCTTGGTGTTGCAAGAGAAGCTGCTCACATTTATGGCGGCGCTTCTACTGTTGGTGGTGCTCGTCCATACTTTGCTGGTGTTGCAGAAGTAGGCGGTCTAGGTGCTCAGCTCGGTATGGGCATGAACAACTATGCTGATACTCTTGAGTACATGGGTGCTACTATTATGAAGAGCAGCCACCTACCTGTTAGCAACTTCTCAGATGTTGGTGAGTCTCGTTATAATCTCAGCTTCGGTAATGCTGGTATTAAGGGTATTCTCTTCCAGCGTTCAGCTGTAGGCTCCCTAAGCCTAATGGGTCTAAAGGTAGACACTGTTGATGATGTTCGTCGTAACACCACCTTCACTGTCGCTAGCATGCTCAAGGGTACTGGCGTACTACGCCCAGAATGCGCTGCTGTGCTTGTTGGCCCAACCGCTTCAAACACTGGTACTTACGCTAAGGGCAGTGGCTTCCTCTTCTCTAACTCAACAACAGTAGCTACTGCTGTTGATGCCGCGCATGAAGGCGGCGCTGAAGCTGCGCTTGCTCGTAACGAGCTTCGCGTACTATTCGGTGCTAACTTCAGCCGTGAGTTTGTTGCCACTAGTGGTTCTGGTTTCCCTTATTGATTAATTAACTAAACTATCCCTATCAAGAAAGGAGGTAAACAATTTGTATTTGTTTGTTTTACAATCTTGAGGGGAGGTGATCTAATTATCTACGCGGTAGTCCCTTAAGTGGGGCTACCGTGTTTTCTTTTTTTTCCAAAGGAGGCTATTAATGGGAATGATTACAAAATTACAAGCTGTTAATAACATGCTTTTGGCTGCTGGTGAATCCCTAGTAGCCGACCTGAATAATGAATCTGGTATTGATACGGAAATTGCATTACATATATTAGACATGGTTTCTACTGATTATCAGTTAAGAGGCTTGGCTAATAACAAAGTAATAAAAAAAATAAACCCAGATACTAATGGTAGGATCTTCTTACCAACCCAAGATAATGATGAAGATGGTATTATTTCTGTAGAGCTTTTAACTATACAATTCTCAACCATCAACCAACAAAAGATATTCGCAAGATTCTTAGAAGGCTCTCCTCCTAAGATGTGGAATATTACTGACGATAGTGATATCTTTCCTAATAATAACATAGATTATTATTTTGAAGTTGTGTTTAAACTAGCTTGGGAAAACTTAGAAACAACTGTACAACGGGCTATCCTTGCTACAGCAACTCGTCAATACCAAGTAATTACACAAGGTGATGAAGCCTCAGATACATTCTTGGCTTATCAAGAACAAATATTCTCTGCTAAACAAAGAGCAGCTGATATTAATGATAAGAAAAGAAACATCTTTGAGAATGGAGATATTGGAACACGGGCTGCTGCTAAACGAATTCCGTTTTCATATGACCCAAATAGATTCAGATACTGGAGAACTGTTTAAAGGAGTTATAAATGAGGCCAATTAATAGAAGAAGCCCTAGAGGTTCTGTTGCTAATACACGCATTCCTGTGTTCTCTTTAAACGGTGGTGTAGGTCGGCAGGCTCCCAACAAAAGACTACCATCTGAAGCACAGAACATTGATAACGCTGTTGTGTCATTAGAGAAAGGATTGGAAAAACGGGCTGGGTTTAGACTTGTTAAACAGTCTGGTATTGACAGTTTATCGTCTATCGACTTTTCTAATGCTGCCTCAGATATTCATTTAACGTCCCTTCAAAGTGTAGCCGCTGGTCACAAGCTATGGTTTTACTGGTATGTAATCAATCCAGACAACACCTTCCTTATTGTTATTGACTATAATGCTACTGGGTCTGTTGAAAAGCTTTTCTATGTTTTTAAAGTAAACCCAGACGCTACTTGGACTGATATTACACCAAGACCACAATGGGATCCAGACGATCCAGCTATCCCTAACTCATATGATTCAAACGATGCTGAATCAGTAGTTGTTAATAACTATATGACAGCTTATAACAATGAGAACCCAGCAGCAACAATTACATATGCCCAAGCTAAATCTCATGGTTGTGTTAATTTAGACTCTCGTAATTATATTACCTTTGGTCAAAACCTAGGATACAACCCAGAAGATGTTTTAGAAATAGCTTCTGTCTTTTCTACTTTACTTGTTTTAAATAAGAAAGTAAAAGCAGGTTTCTCTTCTGGAAAAGCTGGTAAGCTTTTTAATCTAGATGGCACTGTATCAGCAACCGATGACATTGCTGGTAGACCTGTAACTTATTATAGCTCTGTATATGTAAACCCACAGTATGGCGTTGATAATATTTTCCTAGGCTATAAACCTGTAGCTCCTGCCCAAATTGGAGCAACATCAAAACCAAATATTGAGGTATCTGACTATGAGTATTCAGATAATCAATATGCCTACATTGGACAATCCTTATCGTCTGCTCAGAGTTTAAAACTTCCACCAGACAGCGATGACTGGTTTACTACCAACGCACGATATACTTTAGTATCAAGCAATCCTGTTGTTGTGGATGATACCGCTCGTCAGATGTTAAGAATTTTACATGACCCAGAAACACCACACTACAACACTTTTGTAGATGGCAGGCGTTTACCTGATGGTAGAGGAAAGATTTATTTCTTTAAAAACAGCTATATAACTATTCCTTCTGGTTATTATAGAATTCTTACCTTTTCCCAATCAGATACTGCTTATCAAGTTACAACTGACTGGGGAGCAGGAACTACTTTAATTGACGGTAAAGGCACCCCTTATCTACAAAGATTAAGACACCCAGACCATTGCTCTCTATTAGATAGCCGAAGAATGCCTCAGGTTCTTTTATTCAATGCTTCTGCTGCTGGAATAGATAGAGACTGGACTTTGAAAAAAGCTACATGGACACCCAGATATACCGGTAAGTTTGAAGACAATCCCGGTCCAAGTGTCTTTGGTGTTGGTGGAGATGCAACTCATGCTGAAATAACAGCCATGACTGTTTATAAAGACCGCTTATATTTTGCAGCTAAAGATACAGTCTTCTCATCTAGACTTGGAGACTACTTTAACTTCTTTATTAATGATCCTAGTACTGGTATAACAGTTGCTGATCCTATTGATGTAAGTGCTTCCTCATCTAAGTATTCTGAAGTAGATTCTTTAACACCTTTTAAGAACTTCTTATTCATTGTAACCAAGAATAATGCACAGTATAAGCTTCAAGGTACTGATTCAACTGCTGATGTATCACCCTTAACGGTTTCTATTTCACCAGTTACTTATTATTCTTCTGCTCCATTAACAAAGCCATTCTTAATGTCTTCTCAGTTATATTTCTTAGACAGTAAGAGGCTATACGCTTTGTTTGCCGCAGAAGGATCAGAAATATCACAGGCAATAGAAACCAGTTTTGTATGTCCTGACTATTTACCAACAACTTTTGGTGCTTCTTGTGTAGCACAGTCACAAGATACTATTCTATTCGTAGATAATATAAATAAAAACACTATATATTCTTATGTGAATAGATCTTCTGGAGATCGAATACTACAGTCTTCATTCTATCGTTATATACTAGATGCTGGAACAGAAGTTGTTTCTTTAAACTCTATTGGTAGTTTTGTTTATGCTGTTACAAAAAGATTAACAAAACCATCAAGCGGTGTCTATTACTATTTCTTAGAAAGACACCGTATAAAGTTTGAAGATAAAGAAATTCCACGCATGGATAGAATGCTGGACTATAAGCTAATTGAGTATAATGCAAGTACAAACCCAAACAATTGGAGTGTAAAGTATAATTCAACAACAGGTGAAACTACTTTTAGATTCCCCTATACTTTAGATAGCACTGTGTTATCAAAATACAGTGTTGTCTTAGGTAATAACTGGGGAAATGATAGTGGTAGTATATTAACTATACAATCAATTACTAATGATGTAAGTAATAACTTTAGTGAAGTGGTTGTTACTGGTCAAATATCTGATATATTTAACGCTGGTTATGCTGGTCCAGTTAAAGGTTTTGCTTATACTGGTAAGAATATTTGGTTTGGTATAAAATACACAACTGAGGTTGAGCTATCGACTTTATACCTACGCGACGAAAACAATAACATTGTGGACGGTGTTCTGAATATTAGAACAGGAATATTTAGATGCTTTGATACTGGTAACTTTGATATTGTAATTACCCGTAAAGGAAGATCTTCATTAACCTCGTCCTTCTCTTCACAAAAAACAGACGAAACTATTTATCAAGACACGATACCTTTAGAAACTACTCAAACAGCTGGAGAATTTGTAGCTAAGATCTTTGGTTATTCCCATGATTTAAGTATTAAGATTATCTCTAGTTATGTAACTCCATTGAATATTACTAATATGGAGTTTAAGGGTAAGTTTAAACAAAAGTATTCTACGCTTGAATCCTAAAAACATCCGTTCTCCTGCCCCCGCATTCTCTTAATTGGGGTGTGGGGGTTTAACAAGAAAGGTTTTAAATGCCCTCTAACTTTGACCTAGCACAGACATCTGTAGAGTATGATAATTTAACAATAGCTGGATATCCTTATACCGTTAGCTACAGCGCTATAGATTTAATACCCGGTATACCACATATAGATCAATTAGAAATTGAAAGAATATTTAACACTGGTGCTAAAAGTGGTAATACCTTATTTAGTATTGCTGATAGAAGACAGCTTTTTAAAATACCAAAAAACTGGTATACAATTAATGAAACCAATAAAACAATTTCAATACTCCAGTTTTCAACTATAGCAAGTAGCTCAGTTGCTTTTAATATTACAACAGGACTTGGTCGTTTATATACTTCCATAGATGGCGGTTCTTCTATTGTTATTCCCGATCTTGGTGCTAATGATACTATTGTTATTAGAAGAAAGACTTTATCAGAAGACAAGCTTGTTAACTTTACAGCAGGTTCTAGACTAACCAGTGGGCAATTAAACCTCAGCACTTCACAACTAATCAATATTCTTCAAGAAGTTCTTTGGAAACTAAACGAAGAAGTAATTATTAAGTATGACAAAGATGCTATTGATGGACCATTCCTAGGAGAACTTGGTGGGGCTTTTATTGATGTTGGCGGCAACATTAATATGAACTTTCAAAGAATTACTAATTTAGGTCTTAGCGGAACATTAGATGATGCTATGCCTAAAAAAGAGATTACTGATAGTTTATTTAGACACGGCGTAATTACAAAAGATACAGCACCAGTCAGCAACCCCGGTATACAGAACGATGTAATTGAAGGTACAATAAACGAGGGACGCTCTGGTATCTGGTTTAACCCACAGGATGGCAAGCTAAGGGCTTGGGCAGGCAACCAATGGGTAATTGTAACTAATGCTATTAATCCAGATGTAAGTGCTAATATAGTTCAACTAAATACAACTCAAATTATTAGTGGGTCTAAAACATTCTCAGCGCCTACTATTACTATAAATAATAATTTAACTGTTGGACAAACTCTTACAGCTAATAATGCAACTGTTACAGGAACTCTTACAGCTAGTTGTAATAACCTAACTTATTTAGCTTCTGGTGCTAGCGCGACCCAGCGCACGGTGCTCGACAAGCTCCGCGATGTCGTGAGCGTGCGGGACTTCGGTGCGGTCGGGGATGGCGTCACCGATGACACGGCTGCGATCCAGGCGGCGATCACCGCTGCCGCAAACAAGGCGCTGTATTTCCCTGCTGGTACTTATGTGGCGACCGCGCTGACGGTCAGTAGCCCATGCCGTCTATTTGGTGATGGCATCTTGAAAAAGACTACGGCTGCGAATGCCGCATTCTTGACGATCAGTTCCAGCGATGTCGTGATTGACGGCCTTGAATTTCGTGGCGCGAGCTTTGACGCGACGCCTGCCACTACGGTATTCCTTGACACGGCGATCAAGGTGTATGGAGCAGATAGCACCAACCCATACAGGCGCTTCAACATCAGCAACGTGAAGGTAAACGGCTTTGCCGGATTTGCGATGGACATTCGGTGGTCGGAGGACGTAACGATCACCGGATGCCAGATCAAGTACTGCGGCTATGCTGGCATTCTGTTTGACTCCGTGGTGCGCGGTGTCATCGCAAACAACCGGATTGCATGGATTGATTCGGGAACTGCGGTTGATGATACATATGGCATTTCATTGAGTCGCGATCCAACCAAGACTGCTACAGCTGCCGTTCCTACGCAGGAAGTGACCGTTGTTGGAAATGTCATTACAGACATTCCGAAATGGACAGGAATTGACACACATGCTTCTCTCAACTGCGAGATTGTTGGGAATGTCGTTGCTCGCTGTAAGAACGGCATGTACGCGCAGTATGACTCCGCAACTCATACATATCGAATGCCAGCCCGGAACACGCGATTCGATAGCAACATTGTGATTGGTAGGACAACGCTTTCGGAAAATTCCATCGGAATCGCTAGCCTTGGTTCATCTTCTGTTGGTGCCAGGAACGACAACATCGTCATTGAAAATAACATTGTGATTGGTGCTGGAACCTGGGATGGAGGTGCTGGCGCTCTAGGTATGTCATATTCAGATAACAGTGTCATCCGCAACAACACTGTGTATAAAGCAATTGGTTGCGGAATTGCAATGAGGTCACAATGCAATCGCTGCATTGTTGAAAACAACGTAGTGAATGGTGTGTATGGGCCTAGTGGAGCAGGAAGTTCTATTTGGGCAAACGTGCATGCCACGCACACGAATTGCGTGTTTCGCGCAAATCGTTTGTTGAATACAACCGGGGATTCTGCATACAACGCATACACGGGAATCTATTACACAACCGCCAACACGGGTACGGTGTTTGCTCGAAATCGCATTCAGTCAGCTGCTATTGTTGCAACACCAACGCAACGGTTTATTAATGACAGCATTGGCTCAACGCCAAATACATACACGGATCTGCGTTGGGAATTGGAAACGGAGTCCTGCGCGCCATTCACGCATACGGCAACTGGCGGCACGCCACGCGAGGCGACTGCCAGCCAGATCAGCAACTTCCGAAGAACGCCGGCAACTGGCTGGACAACGGCATCGACAATCGCTAGGGCGCGTGTGTCATATCGGTCAACCAACACGACCTATCAAATTGCGGTCAGGCCGAACGAGGGCAACGCATACACGGTCGGCGTGTACACCGTGGACGGGACAAACATCACGGCGGCGACATCTATTCCCGACATTTACATCACCATCGAAGGCATCTATTGGGAGGATTGATCGAATGGCTCTGGCAATGACTACCACCACCGTCCACGGACTGACCGCGACCGACGCATACCACCGCGTTGAGCATGTGGTGATCGCAAGCAAGTCGCAGATTGAGTTCACCGTGATGTCCTACGCATCCGCTGACCATCCGATGGCATTTGGCGCAAAGACCATGCGCTGCGGATACGACATGAACGGCGAGAACCCGATCCGCCAGGCGTACCTCTACCTCAAGACGCTGCCCGAGTTCGCAAGCGCGACGGACTGCTAATGACTTCCCCCCACCACGACGAACTGTTCCTTGGAGGGCAAGGTCAATTCGCTGCTTGCCACGCAGGACCAACTCAAGAATAACAAACATTGTTTATAACAATTAACATAAGGAATAATTTTAATGCCTAACACAAGCATATCATTTCCATCTAGTCCAACCTTAGGTCAACAGTATACCTATGGTACAATGACATATGTATACGACGGTACTTCTTGGTCTGTTGATAATACTATTGTAGCTGGACCTCTAAAAATAGATTCAGTAAATAGCCGGGTTGGTGTTAATACAAATGCACCAACCGTTGCTTTGGATGTTGTAGGAGATTTAAAAGCAAGTGGAGCTACAACTCTTAGCTCAACTTTAAATGTAACAGGAGCTACAACTCTTAGCTCAACTTTAAATGTTACTGGCAACTTAACAGTTGGTGGTAATATTCTAGGTACTTGCAATTCTCTGACCTACACGCCGAGCGGCGTCGGCGCGGTCGCCCGCAGCGCGGCGAGCAAGATGGGCGACGTGGTCAGCGTCAAGGACTTCGGAGTTGTCGGTGACGGGACAGACGAAACAACCAAATTGCAGGCGGCGTTCGATGCCGTAGTTTCCGGTGTTCGGCTTTCTTTGAGCGGTCTAACAGTGGTCGTAAACGACCCTGTATCGATCACAAACAAGTCAAATTTCGTAATCGACGGAGAAGGTGGAACCATCATTGCCAAAAATGGCATGAGTGTCAGTTCCGGCAAAAATCTCATTCGTCTAACCAACTGCGAAGCATTCAAGATTGAAAACATCACGTTCGATGCAAACAGAGCGAATAGAACTCCGGTAGAGACATCAGCCCAAACGGTGTATGTCATTAGTTGCCGTAAGTTCGTATTTGAAAACGTGCATAGTCACAACGCCGTCGTAGACGGTTTCTATTTCGCAACAGCAACAAATACCAATCCAGCAACATACTGCTTGGATTTTCAGTTGATAAATTGTTTCGCTAACAACGGTTATAGGCAAGGCGCATCGGTAATCAATGCCTATGACTTTCAGTTCATTGGTGGTGCATACACCAATACAAATGGAACAGCACCAGAAGCTGGAATTGACGTTGAGTCAAATTCTGGCGCAACGCTTGGAAACGCTCGCGGAATTTTCCAAGGCGTCCGATTTGAAAACAACAATGGCGCTGGACTCCTTTTGTCTGATGTTTCTGGCGCAAAATCGTTTGTAGTTGATGGTTGCTACTTCTCTGCTAACGGTAAGGGCGGCGTCCTAAATTATGCTGATTCGGTACACATCAGACATTGTTTTTTCTCCAACCACTCAGCAGCTCCAGGCGGAGCCGTTGGTGGAATCGTGACATTTGCAAACGCTGCTTCCATAAATGGCGGATCGGCAGTTGCAAACATTTTCACTGGCAACACAACCACCATTCCGTGTTTGTACTGTGGCGGTGGACCGCAAAGCGTTGCGATTCAAAGCAATGTGGTACGAGATCACGTCAACGGTGGTGCTATCAGCATGTTTGGTTCAAACCATCTGATTGACAACAACACGATCTTGGCATGTGGCGGTATCGGAATTTCAATAAACAGTGCTACGGACTGCGTCATTTCAAACAATAAGGTGAATGCGGCAGTTGGACGTGGCATTTACGACTCATCAACTCGATCCAAAATTATCAGTAACAAAGTTTCTAACATTTCTTCAGTATCTGGCGGATACATCCAAGCAGCTGGAACCGATTCGCTTCTATTCGGAAATGTTTGTTTGTCTGCCACTTCGGTATCTGATACGGGAATCAGAGTGGACAACACCGCGCTGACGGTAAACGGCAATGCGTGTGTAAATCTGAACTCCACAGATCCGTATGTATTTGTCGGTTCCGCGCTTGATGACATTGCATACAACAATGTTGGCGGAACAGACAATGATCGGCGCAAAGTACGTTTTGGTCTAGCAGTTCCTGTGTATTCAACAGGTGCAAGACCTGCGGCATCCTCGGTGGCTGCTGGTCAGGTTATCTTCAATTCAACGACTCAAAAGTTGAACACCTCCGACGGGACAACTAATTGGTACAACGCAGATGGCACAATTGCGTGAATGTTGCGGACTACAAATGCCTAACGGACTTTCACCACGCCCATGACCAAACCAACCTCCGAACAGGTCACATTTCTTACTATAAAATAAAAAGATTACTATGTCTGTAACAACACAAACTATTGACTTTTTAAATGACCAAATAAACTGGTTTTCTTTTTCTTCAACTACCGACCCTATGTCTATAAATTATTGTATAGATGTAGATAACGATAACTTAACAGACAACGATGTTTTATCATATAACCCATCTAATGCAAAATGGCAAAATAAAGCACTATCTGCTTTAAAGGTTACTTCTTATAGTAATGCAGATGGTGGTTATTATTATGAAACATATGTAGGAATTGCTGGAAAAGTAGACGGAGGAACAGTATAAAGGAGTAAATAATAATGGCAGGATTCTTTGGAATACCGCTGCAATTATCTTTAAGAACGGTTTTAAGATCTTATAACCCCACAACTACTAATGGAACATATTGGAATGCTCCTAGATTAAGTTGGTTTAAAGATGTAAACATAACTGCTAGTACTTTAAGTAGTCGCAGTGTTTTAATATGGGATGGATCAAAATGGGTAAACAATAATTTACAAGACACTACATATGAGTTTATAAACATTGATGGAGGAAGTGTTCAGGAAAATTATAGTGGAATAGGAGAGCAAATAGATGGTGGTTTTTCCACTACTATTTTTTAAATACTTATGACAAAAAAGAACTATGGTGATCCAAATTATATTCTTAGTCCAACTACTTCATTCGCCAGACAAGGTAGAATAGTAGATACTTTTAATACAGAAAGTAATTGGCAACAACCTAAATTATTTTGGTTTGCTAATGTTGACTATCCTACTACTATTCCTGCAAACCAAGCTTTAATGTGGGACTCAGCTACATCACAATGGAAAAATAAGAATATATCAACAACAGGAACTTTAGGTGGATTAGACGGTGGAGACATAGGAGCATCCCCCAACTATATTACTATAGTTCCAACTGTGGATAGTTTCTATAATACATATTAAAGGAGAGTAACATGGCTGTTCAAATTCAAGTAAGAAGAGGAACGGCTAGTCAATGGACTAGTACAAACCCAAACCTTGCCGCAGGAGAAATAGGGTTTGAAACAGATACTAATAAGTTTAAAATCGGCACAGGAGTTGCTTGGAATTCAACAGCTTATGCGGTTCAACAAGTAACAACAATTGCTGGATTAACCGATGTTTCAATTACATCTGTTCAAAACAACGATATGTTGCGGTATATTGCTGGCGGTACAAATAAATGGGTTAATATACCACAAACAGATGTTGTAGATGGCGGAACTTTTTAAGGAGTAAACAATGCCTAATATTTTAAGATTAAAAAGAAGAGTTACTGGATCTAGTGGAACAACAGGATTAACTCTAGTAAATGGTGAAGTTGCCTTTAGTGAAGTAGATAATATTCTATACTATGGAGAAGCAACTGGTGGAAACCCCAGTGTGGTTAGTATTATTCCAATTGCAGGCGATGGTCACTTTATTACTTTAAGTACTAATCAGTCTGTATCTGGTCAAAAAACATTCACGGGTACTACAACCTTTACAAGCAATGTAGACCTCGGCAGTAGCGTTGTCGCAACTACACCAACAAGCTCAGACAACAGTACTAAAGTTGCAACCACAGCCTTCGTTAAAGCACAGGGCTATACTACAAATACTGGTACTTTAACTTCAGTTGGTTTAGACGGTATTACTAACTTTATCACAACTGGTTCTACTCCAGTTACAGGTAGTAGCGGCACTATTACAATGGCTTTAGTTAGCCAAACAGCTAACAAAGTATTAGCATCACCAAACGGAAGCTCTGGAACACCAACATTTAGAGCGCTAGTTGCTTCTGATATTCCAGACCTAAGTGCAACTTATATGCCAGCTACTGGTAATATTACTGTTGGTGGTAACTTGACCGTTACTGGAGACTTTACAGTAAACGGTACAACAACCAATATCAATACAACTAACATGGTTGTAGAAGATAAAAACATTATTCTTGGCGATACTGCATCACCCACAGATGCTACAGCAGATGATGGCGGTATTACTTTAAGAGGAACAAGTAATAAACTATTTACTTGGAAAGATGCTACAAATGCTTGGACTAGCTCAGAACATTTAGACTTAAATGATAGCGGCACTGCTAAAAACCTATACTTAGCTGGTAATCTTGTTCTTGGTCCACAAGATCTTACTTTAACTGCTATTGGTACTTTCTTTACACTGGATAAGGTTGTTATGGATGGAGGAACCTATTAATGGCTAACATCATCAAACCAAAGCGTGGGACTACTGTTCCAACTACCGCTAACTTGGTTGATGGTGAAATTGCTGTTAATACTACCGATAAGAAAATCTATTCTAATATCGGGGGAACGGTATATGAGCTTTCACCTTCAACTGCTACAAGCCCAGCTGGATCTAATACACAAGTCCAGTTTAACAACAGCGGAGCTTTCGGAGCTAGTTCTAACTTTACTTTTAACTCAAGTACAAATGCCTTACTAGTAACCGGAACAATTGAAGCAACAATTCAAATTGATGCTCCATACTTTAAAGGTGCTTTACTAGGAGCTACCCAGCAAGAATGCCGCAATGAAACAGGTTCACTTATTTCTAAAGGTACACCTGTTTATATAGTAGGCTACTCAGGTAATCGGGTATTAATTGCTCCCGCTGAAGCTAGTAACTCAGCCAAGATGCCAGCAGTTGGTCTACTAGAGACTGATATTGCTGATTCTAACAACGGTCATTACACAATCCTAGGCGTAGCTAAGAACATTAATACTAGTAGTTACGCTGTTAATGAAACTTTATATGTAGCATCAGCTGGTGGTTTAACCAATGTTAGACCAACCGGAGCTACTACACTGATTCAGAACATTGGTAAGGTTGTAAATGTGGGAAACAATGGTGAGATCCTAGTAATGGGTCCGGGTCGTAGCAACGATGTACCTAATACACTAGTTGCCAGAACTGGACTATACACTAACGATGCTAATGGTATTCGTCTTTATGACTTAGACTCATCTAATTACTTGAGACTAAAGCCAGCAGATACCATGTCTGGTGACGTAACTTTGACACTGCCATCTACAGTTGGAAATAGTAATGATGTTTTATCTACAGATAACACAGGTCAATTAAGTTGGGTAGATAGAAGATTCTACATTCCAGCATTAGCTTCAACAGGCTATAATGAAAGAACTGCTGCTACTGAAACACTCTATGCTGTTCCTATTGGAACACAGACATTTACTGGTGGCGTTGTTGTAGCTAATACTGCATATTTTAATCTATTTTACGTTCCAACAACAACAGCAGTAAACTTAATGGTATACAGTTTCAATACAACTACTACGGGAAACTTTATTGCTGGGATATACAAGGCAGATGGGGTAAATGGTCTTCCGAATACAAGAATTTATAGTAGTTCAAGCACTGCTGTATCAAGCGGATTTGCATTTAATACAGTAACAGCAGTTGGTGGGGTTGCTACATTAGAACCTGGGCTATATTATACTGCTTGTATTTTTAATAATACACCAACTATGGCTGCTGTATCTGGTAGAAGTATAAATCCTTGGGGAGTTTTTGGTCCCGGTTCAGGAGACTTTCCTAAAGGATATTCGTCTGCTATAGGAAGTTATAGTTTACCCTCAACAATAACAACTAGTTTTGTTTGGAAATCAAATTCATCAAACACCGCTATTTGTTTTATAACAAAGGCTCCCTAATATGTTTGCAAAAATTGTAGAAAATAGACAAGATACAGGCGAAGTTGTAGTAACGGACAATCGTGTTTTTAACGAGTGTGTTGAACAGCAATTAAAAATAATTAGAGAAGAAGCAGCAAAACAAATTATTGAAATTGCCCCAGAATATAAACAAAGAAACGCTTCATTGGGATTACTGTCTCAACAAGAAACCGATGATATAAAAACACATATTCAAAACATAAGAAACCAAAGTAATGCTTTAGAATTCCAAATAAACTCTATAGTGTGGGACGGACAAGAAGCGACCAGAGCTGCGGCATGTGATGCTGTTCAGTCAATTTTTTGGAGTTAATACATGAGAAACGACATCTTTGATACTACGGAGTCTATGCTAACCAGATATGGTATAGACATTGGTTTATTGTTATCTGGTTTCTTTGGTGCATTGCTCCTAGTATCACGGAAATCGGGGCAAAAGCTTGGCACATCCTTAGCAGCTCTCATGGCTGGT